ACAGCCAACAACGCTTGCTCGGTATTGAAATACTGAACGTTAGTATTGATGTCACTGTAAGTACGCATCAACAGCGAACCGTTGAAGTAACGAGCAGTAGCTCCTTGGAACCCTTGCGCTGGAAGGATTGGTAAAACGTGTTTAATCTTACCGATATTTCCAGTTGGATACAACGAAACAACATTTGCAGCAAACGAGCGCATTTGAGTAGATTTTGGTTTCATTGTAGCTTTGTCGAATGTTTCAACGGCTGCAATTTGGTCAGTCACTTTCAAAGTAGCTTCGAATAAACCTTGGAATGCTGCAACTTTTTGGTTGTAGCTAAGGTTACTGGCAATAGCTTTTGCCACTGTAGCATCAGCCACCAATGGGTTTAAGTTATATCCAATAGCTGCCAATACTTTCGTATGGCCAAGAGTTGCTTTCAATGTCAACTTATCCATTTCAATGGTGATAGCGGAAACTCCGGCATCCTGCATTTTTTGGATTTCAGCTTCAATATCAGCAATAGGATCTGCTGAACTTCCCTCAGTTCCGCGAGTAGCATCAGTCCACCATTTTGCATTGTTTGTTTTAGTCACAATGTTAGCGGCTGGAATCTGTGCAGAGAACGTAATGTTCTTGATACCTCCGGGGTTGTTAGCATCCAATAATTCCAATTTACCTTTAGAAACCATTTGGTTACGTTGGTAAGAGATAGAATTTACGTGTTCGCCTAACAACTGGTCAAGTGTACGATACAATTGATTGATTGCCAAATTAACAGTGCTATCGCCACTTGCCATTTGCATTTTCATTAATTCGCGTTGTTCTTTCGAATCGCGTACCAATGTCGATTTCATGGTTGGGATAGTTCCACTTAATTCAGAGAAACCTTCGGTAGATTTCATTTTGGCTGGTGAATCTGGATTCACGTAAGTAGCCATTACATTCAACTTCAACTCAGCTTGGAATTGAGTATAAGTGTAATCCAGCATTGGAGCTGCATCAAACTCAAAGCCATCCCACATTGCTGTGTTATATTTGGTGGCAAAATAGCCATCAATAAAAGCTTGGAAGTTTCCTTGGTTCACACCTGCTGCCTGGAGCAAGTCGTGATAATTTAATCCTGTTGCGTTCATAATTATTCAGGGGTGAATTTAATCATGGTTAATACTGATTTTACGCAAGCTGGAATTGGAGGAATCCGATCCACAAGGATGTTACCATGGAATACACTTGCACCTGTTGCTACAGTTGCACCTGCTCCAATATACACTTCACGCCTTAAAAGTCCGGTTGGAACAGTTAAGATTGATTTTCCAGAACCTGCTGCGGTTGCACCTACAAGTATATCGCCAACTGCCAAAGCAACTCCCGACCCAAAGGCGGCAGTACCTACAGTTAATTCGTACTTTCCATCTGCTAATGCTACAGCTGTAATAGCTATTGCGGTTCCTGTAGTTCCTACTGTTGCAGGAGCTAACATTACAATGTCGCCAACCACAGGTACTTTCGCAACCCCGGCTGCTTTTACTTTCACAACTGTTGCAACGGTAGCTGCATAGATGTCAGTAACTTCGGAAGTTGGTAAAACCGTTAAGATTCCACCGGCTAGGTTCACTGGTGCTCCGGTAGGAATGATTGTTCCGGTAGGATATTCTGTTGCAAAGCTCGAAATCACTTTGAAAGTACCTCCGTTATCCTCAATTCCTTCATTGTCGATATTTTTCCACACTGGGAAAGTACCGCCAAATTCCTTAGTTTCAGAACCATAAACGCCATAATTGTCAGTGTTCATCGTTTCTAATTTTTAAAATTAATACTTAGTCTTTTGGAATAATTCCTTTGGCTTGCAAGTCCGCTTTTTGAGCAGCAAATGCAGCGGCATCGGAATTTATTTTTGTAACATCACCCACAATAGGCTTAACTCCGAGTAAACTTCCAATCTCAACACAAGCAGCATCAAATTCAGCTTCGGCAGTATCTTTCGAAAAATCGAAATTCTTTGCGGCCACTTGAATTAATTCGTCTGTGTATTTGGTTTTCAGTTTACCAAAAATTTCATCCCTTTTCTGGGCGATAGTTTTTGCAGCTTCTACACCATCAAATTTCTTTTGTAAATCAGTAAGTTTCTGCTCTGAACTTTCGCGGTAGGCTTTGAACCATTCCGGTTCACCTGCTTTTGCGGCTTCCGCGGCTGCTTCTGCCGCAATTTGTTCGGGAGTTTTTGTTGCTGCTTTTTTTGCATCTTCAATAGCTTTTGCTTTTTCAGCTACCTCGTGTCTAAGATTTCCATCCATTGATACGAAAGTTGGAGCGATTAAATCTGTAAATACAGCAAGGTCTGTTTCTTCTGTTACAAAAGACATTAGGGTTTCTAATGTGTCATTAATAGTGCGGTCACTAATTTGTCGGCTTGCACCGAGTTTTACTTTGAGGCTTTCAAAGATTTGGTTTTTTTCAATTTTCGCCATAATAGGATTTCTATTTAGTTATAATTAATTTTATATTTCCATTTATATTTTCCAGCTGTTCCTTTATCTCTAAGACACACAGCACTTATATTTTGTATTTTTATACCAGTAATATTTCCTGCTACCTTAGCAGATGGGTACTCCATTATAAAATTACCAAGCAGGTCTGTTTGAATTACTGGCTTCGAAACAGTTTTGATCATCTTATTTATAGCTTCTTCATTCTTAGGTCTACCAAGATGATATAATCTTAATTTCTGTTTATTTTCTTCTGAGATAACCCTTCCCTTTAGCTTCTCTTTAGTAGAATCACTAACAACTCTATTTTTCATAAGTAAGCTCATTTTCTTCTTGTATTCATCACAATGTACATACCCTGTCATTGCTCCACCTCCAATATTCATATTGTATCCATTATTGAAGCTATCAAATAATTCAATATGTTTAACCTCCCAAAGATTAAGAGATTTATTCAACGATTCTCGATTTGTAGAGCAAATTGATTTCAATACTGTTAATGAAAAAGCATCTTCTCCGTATTTTCTTATTGCGTTATTTAAAATACTTTTTAACCCTAATATCTTTGAATTATAGATATGTCTAGTCCACCTCCTTTTGACTCCAACCGTAGTTAGTCCTACGTATTTATCTCCAGTTATTTTATTTGTAACCAAGTATATTTCTCCACGATATAATTTCATAGATTTTATGAATTTTATGGTTTTTACAAGCTAGTTCTTAGCGTATAAACATACAATTTTTTTACAAAGATAATGTATATGCATTAAATATTCACCATTTATACAGTTTTTTTTTATAAATATGCAATTTTCTATTCATTTTGTAGTGTATATGCATTATCTTTGCAATTAAAATACGAATCAATGCTACTTACCAACGCACAATTTCAAAAGGTAAAATCAAGGAAAACAAGCCGTTATTTAAATGATGGTTCTCAAACAAACGCCTTTTTGTGTAAATCTAAAATTGTGATATACGCAGGTAATCGCGGCAATGGAAAAACCCACCTCATCTTAAATAAGATACTTCCTTACATAAATATGCCGGAATATCGATGCGTATATATGCGTAAAGAGGTGAAAGATGCGAATGGAGCCGGTGGTATTGTCGATGCTTCAAGAGGTGTATTTTCTCAGTTCGGGCAATACCTCGAAAGTCAGTCAAATATGGTTTGGAAATTTCAGTCTGGAGCCAGAGCTTCGTTTATGAATTACTCTCCAACACTAAAGGAGTTTCAAGAAGCTATACAAGGTAAGGAATACGCACATATATTTATTGACGAAATAACTCATATAGAGGAGGCTAAGTTTAATGCGCTATTTGCCAATCTCCGCACAACCTACGGAATCAAAACCCAAATTTTCGGAACTTGTAATGCTGATGCTGATAGCTGGATTTCAAATCTAATTGAATGGTATATCGACCCTGATACCGGCTTTCACATACCGGAACGCGATGGTAAAGAGCGTTTCTTTTTTCAATATGGCAATACTATATCAGAGGCTATTTGGGGTGATTCGCGCGAAGAGGTTTATGAATTAGCCAAAGATTACATAGCTCCATTCTTGGATAAGAAAATGCTTAAACACAATTCTCCACTCGATGTAATAATGTCTATTAGTGTTTTCGAGGGCAAAATGTCTGAGAATGAGCGTATTATGAAATCGGGCGGTGGTGGTGTTGAGTATTTAGGACAGCTACTTAAAGGCTCTACCGAAATGAAAAACCGATACGCGAGAGCTTGTTGGAAAAAAATTGACATGGGCGATTCGAAAGTATCTGAGGCTGACATGCTTCGATTTTTCAATAACTCAGAGCAAACTAATGGAACTAAGTACGCCTCAATGGATGTTGCTGGCGAAGGAACTGATAAGGTAACGCTTTGGATTTGGAACGGTAGGCATATCGAAAACGTATATATGGCAGTCGGATTAAAGGCAAAAGCGCTATATGAATGGACTGTTCGGCACTTAAACCAAGAAGGTGTTCAAGAGCGCAATTTCGTATATGATGCTATTGGTGTTGGGTTTGCTTTTTCTGGTTATTTCGATGATGCCGTGAAGTTTATTTCAAATGCCTCAGTATCGGAAGCTAGCAAGGTAAATGCTGTTGATAAAAAAATGATTAAGATTTACGCTAATGCCAAAGCTGAATTGATTGGTAGTTTTCTCGAAATACTTAATAATTATAATGATACAGGCGAATGTGGAATAAGCATAAATCCAGAATTATTGCACCGGGAGTTTTATGGAAAAACTTTAAAACAGCATCTACTTCACGAAAGAAAGGCTATACGGTGGCGGTCAGACAAAGATGGTGTACTACAATGTATCGACAAAAAGGAAACGAGGTCGGTTATTGGACATTCAGCCGATATAATCTTCGGCCTTATGTATCGACTTGCACTCGACATTGGCCATAAGCAATTCATTCCAATGACTGAAAAAACCAAAGTAAACTTAAATAAATTCTTTTTAAAATATTAATCCCATGAAACCAAACGAAATTAGAATCCCAAAGTATTGGAGTTTCCCAGCGCCCAAAAGCAATTATACCATGGATAGCTACAATGATGCTACCAATACAAGGGTAGCTCAGCAAAAATTCTATGATGAGTATTATCCAAGCGGACACCAAATTTTCAATCCGGCTATCTATCCTGATATTCCAATAATGGACGAGAAAGAGAAAATTACCGGATACCATTATGTAAACAGAATATCGCTACCATTTCAGTGCGAATCTGTGGATATTGTATTGGCACACTTATTAGGCAATAAAACCCAATTCAAAGATAGTACGGTTGGTGAAAACAAGTCCGAAATTCTATCGCAATACAAAGAGTTTTGGGATACTAAAAATATCGACACGCTTCGAAATGACTTAATCAAAAGTATCCTGGCAGTTGGTGATGGTGCTGTATTGTTTTATCGCGATACCGAATTAAAGGAATTTAAGTGGAAAGTTTTGTCGTTCCTTGATGGTGAAGAAATTTACGAACATAAAGATAAATATGGCGAACTCGATTACTTTGGTCGCTTCTATTCACTTATAAATGAAGATGGAACTACCACTGAGTATTGCGAAATATTGGATAAAAAATCAAGCACTATATTCAAAAACACTGAAAGTGGTTGGGTAGTTTTCGAAAGTGGATTGCATGGATTCAAAGAAATCCCGGTTGTTTATTACAAACGCAAAGCTGGAGCTTTTTGGACACCTGTTCAGAATAATATCCACAACCTTGAAGTTATGTATTCTCGATTATCTGAGGATAATAGAACTAAGGCAAAAGCACGCTACCATTTGAAAACCGACAACCCAGACCAAGTGCAAACTACAAGCGCCGGTACTACTGATATTGTAATCACTGATGCTACCGGCGATTTCAAATTAATTTCTGGAGCCGACATTTCAACTCAGTTTAAATTCGAATGGGAAACCTCTCTCGAAATCATATCCAACAAACTTGGTATGGTATTTCCAAAATCAAAATCGAGTGGCGACATGCCAACTGGTTCCATGAAAATGATGTTCTATCCTACAGAGCGTATCGTATTTCAGTTAATTAATGAGTTTAATGCTATTCTCGATAAGGTTAATCGCGTTGTAAAAGAGGGTATCATGTTCGAAATGCCAGTACTTGCAAGCGATATTGCCGGTATGAAAATAACAGCATATATCAAAATGTTTAGCCCACAAGATGATGGCTCAGTAATGACAAGTTTAGGTCAAGCTAAACAATACGGAACTTTAAGCACTCAAACAGTTGCCGAAAATATGCCTTATGCTGCTAATGATGAGGTTAAGCGACTTGAAGAAGAAGCACAAAAGGCAGCCGAAGAGTTAGCTAAACAAGAAGCTGCAATGGCATTGGAATCGCCTGAGCAAACTAACAATGAATAATTATGGAAATAAAAATAGTTGACAGAACCGAAAAACCAAAAAAAGCTACCTCGGTCAAAAACGTGAAAATGCCTGATGATAAAATAGATTTATTTCGCAGGCTGGCTTGCGACTTATACGTTTTATCAAACAATATGGTGTTATCACACGACATGTATCGTAGGATTACATTAGGTGGCGAATATGGTGAGCTTGCATCTGCTAATGCTAATGCAATGGCTTTTTTCACAAAGCCCGAAAATGCTAACTATGTTGCGGCTCGTAAATTAGAGTTTTATAAATTTGGATTCGATGAGTATTGTCGGATAAAAAATATCGAACATGGTGAATTTAGGGATGTGAAAAACAAAGAGTACGAAGCAATCGCTAACTTATCTCCATCTGAAATTCGCGAGAAAAACTACATAGAGCTGGAACAGTTAAAGGAAACCACAAAAGACCCTCAGATTTTAGCTCAGATAGTCAAACAACAGACAGATTTGATGGATGCTAAATATAAAGATAAAGGCGTGGAATTATCTGAAAGTGAGAAACTTATCCATTTTTATCTTCCGGCGGCGATTTGCGATAAGTGTCCACACAAAAAGTTTATCGAGGATCAACATAAAGATTTACCCGAAATTGATTTAGAAATTGATTAATATGACAAAAAAAGAAATTGAAGATAAAGTTATTGAGTATGCCGGCAAAGCTGAATACAACTCCAAAACTACCGAAAATGAGGTTAAAGATAGAATCAATTCAGCTGTAAAGCAAATTGTCGCACTGGCATTTCTATTGCCAAATCAGGGTAAGGATTTTCGGTTTGGTCAAAATCAAAAAGTTGTACTCATACTTTCTCAAATGAGAAAGGATATTGAAGCTATAATCAAAAAAAGCGTTCGGTACGCTAAGTCGATTTCTGGAAGGCTTAACGGACAGTTTGGTTACAAAACAGCTAATTGGGATACCGATAAATGGGTAGAATCGAAAAGGTATAATAAAACATATCTGCAAAGATTGTACACATATACGCTTAGGATGAAATTCGAGCTGGAGGCCTTCGTAGCTGTAGGAATGGTGAAAGGTTTATCGCAAAACCAAATTACAGATTGGTTTATGATTAATATAAACTCACCGCATACAGTTCCAGAAATACTTGATGCGGAGGGGTATTTGGCAGTTCGTACAAGTGGGATACTAGCTGTTGGAATTGGAGGCATAACAAGCGCATATAAGTCCATAGTTCGACTAAACAAAGATATGGTTATGGCAGGTTACGCAATAGCAAATAATAAGACTTGGGGTAAGTATGGGTTGTATAAATACGTGCTAGTTGTGAACGATAGTAAAACGTGCGCTGCTTGTCAAATGAATATCGGACTTACTTTTCCGGCTGATGAGTTTGTCGTGCCTCAGCACCCCTCGTGTCGCTGTAAAGAGGTTGTAATCATATAGTTACACAAAAAGGCTGCTAGTTATTTAGCAGCCTTTTCCATTCCTTCAATAAGCGATTTCACATATCCATAAGCAATATATTTTCCAAGTTGCATATTTTTTCGCTTCATTTCAAACCCTGCATTTGCACCATCGTCAAACAAAGTTCTATTTGTATTTTCAAATGATAAGGCTTCTAATTCAGAAATTTTATCGTACAATTTTTGCATTTCTTTTGTCATAATAATCAATTTATCCATTCAATAGTCGTTTTACCACTAAAACCTTTTTCCCACACATACCATGCGTAAGCAACAGCAGAGCCACCACCTTTAATCATTCCTTCAAAATCTCCATTCTTAGCACATAACAGCCTACTACTTGAAACATAAATCGTTTTAGGTGGATTAGCTTTAAATAGTTTTTTTCGTGCCTTACCTTCCATAAATTGAAGTTTAAGAAACATCGCTACTTTATTGCCAGTCGGAATAATTTCTAAACTATGTTCGATAAATTGCTGAGCAAATTTATATGGTGGGTTTGTGATTATATCACCGTGCCAATTTGAAGTATCAAAGAAATCATACAGCATTCCGTAACCTCTATCAATTAAATCAGAGCTATAAACTTGATAGCCATTTTCAATTAATCGTTTCGATAAATGACCTTCGCCACACGCAGGTTCTAAAACCAATTCGTGGAATTTTTCAACTTGACACAATAAATCAATTGCTTTTGGTTCGGTAGCGTAATAATCATTTTCTTCACGGTCACTTTCAGTATGACTTGAAGCCCCAAGTGTTTTGTAAATACTGGTTTGATTGCCAGTCCAATCTTTGTTTTTTATCATAATTCCAATTGTAATTGATTTTTAATTTTTCGTTTTTTACCTATTTTTCGCTCTGTCTGAATATATGGACAATCTTTGAGCTGAGTAGCTTCCCAACTCTTTATATTCACCTCACGCAATCCAACTTACTGCATAGATATATCTCTATCAATAGTGCAGCGAAACTGTGAATAAGTGTCGTTCTTTTCGTTGTAGCGCGATTGCTTTACGCAGTTGTCACAATTCCTATACTGCCATAAAGTAAATTCAGTGCCGTTGCTGAAAAGAGGTTTGTCTGTTGTTTTCATAGGTCTTTATTTTAATATACTTATTGCATTAAATATCTCAAAGGCAATCTGTGGAACTATGGAGTTTCCGTAAGCCTTAATGCTTTCAGAATGTAATTCTTCGGGTATCCCATCATCTGCTCGCATAAACCCTGAGTAATCTTGATGTCGTATTTTCCTGCAAGTTGCTCGGCTAAATTGCCGTTTGGATGCTTCATAAATCGCTTTCTCAATGTTTCGAGCTTCATTTTGTATCTCATTCCATCCGATGCAGTCGGTGTTAAAAGCAACTCCGAATATACGTTCTCTTTGGTGAGGTAGCCCAAACCACGAAGCGCGTACAGTGTACCATGATAGGCAATACCCGATTTCGGAATAGCTTTCAATAATTTCTGGGAGGTAGTTTGTGATTTCTCCAACGTTTTCCCAAATAGCGATTCTTGGTCTAACTTCATTAATGGCTCGTATGTTTTCAAAAAACATTCCGCTTCGTTCCCCATATATTCCAGCTCGCTTCCCGGCGATTGAGATGTCTTGGCATGGGAATCCACTTGTAATAACATCAATTCTTCCTCTCCAAACAGAGAAGTCTGCTTTTGTAATATCTCCATAACATTCGGCTTTCGGCCAATAATAGTTTAATACTCGTTTTCCAAATTCGTTCCATTCACAATGGAATTTGTTTTCCCAGCCCATTTGTTGAGCTGCTAAATCGAAACCTCCAATTCCAGAAAATAAAGACCCATGTGTTGTACTCATTTTAAAAACAAAACCGACTAAAGCAGTCGGCCAGGACGTACTCTAATCGGTTTATTTCGAGGTTTCCCTCTAATTTCTTTTACTTATCTGGCCATAAGCATAATTACTATGCCACAAAAGTAACCAAAATAGTGTATATACGTTATTTCATATAGTGCATTTACGTTATTTTAACTACAAAATAATGCCACTAATCATTTTAGATAAGTGGCATTATTTATAATTCGTATGTAAGTAATATATGCTGCTTGCTAACTAACCGTAAGTACCTTGCTTCTGGTTGTTCTTGGAATATCCCTTTTGTGTTATACTACATTCATTGGCAGCATAATTACATACTCTAATTCCTTTAGCAATAAGCACCACATACACTATTTCAGTCCAAAGGCAAAATAGTCTGATTAAAAACATAGTGGTTAATTTTAGTGGTCTAAATGGCGCAACTTCACAGCCACGCCATCTATTAAATAATTCAATAATAAATAACTAAAACAACATTTATGAAAAAAAATAAAAAACTAATATGTCGTTGCTAAGTGCAGTATCACCCACACTTAGCTTTTTTTTTGATTCTCACTCAATCTTAATCGTCTTTATTGCCATATTCCGACCGGCCTTTCATTCGTAGTTCAATCTTCGGACACCCTTTATTTCCTGCAATAATTCATAAATCAAAATCTCAACATGAGAGCCCCTCTCTTCGGTTTAAATAGTTTGGTTGCAAGGATCAGAATTGAACTGACGACCTGTTGGGTATGAACCAACCGAGCTACCACTGCTCCACCTTGCGATATTTTGTAAGTGCAAATATAGTAACTTTTTATTGTAAATGCACTATTTTGGAGAAAATTTTAAAATAAACAACAAATTATTATTTATTTACAAAGCAACAGCCTTTACCCTTGATGTTAGAGTATCTCAACAATCACTCATTTTTGATTATCGCTGTGTTAAACTTTTTTTTTCGCTCGTCAAGAAGTTTATCATGTCGTTGCCACATGTTTCTTGTACTCCCCCTTTTAATGGATTATTCTTATAATCGTACCTACCGTTAGGCATCAAGACCGATGTTGTGAGGCTACACAGAGCATGGATTTGTTTTAGTACGCTATGTTTCAATTTATAAGCAATAAAAGCTATTTTGGCTGTGCCTTGCTTTTAGTTTTTGTCGTAAAGCATTTCGGAAACGACATAAATTTAACAGACTATTTTAAACGCAAAAAACCCACTAAAACGGGCTGCAATCGTTTAGTGGGTTGTTTTTTCAAGCGGATACCAACTACCGTAAAGTAGTTTGCAGCCGCTTTACACCGCAAAGATATATAAAAATTCGTATATACACTATATTTCGAATAAAAAAATCACATATATACGCTAATTTGTTCCAAAAAACTATCAAAATTCTTTACTACGAGGTAGACACCGCCGGCAGCTTCCGTCTTTTGCTTATAAATAATTTGGTCTGGGCGAAGCTTGTCTTTTCCGTACTTTACTTCAATTTCAATTGCTCTACCTTTCACAATAGCACTTATATCAGCCGCACCCTTAGTACTTCCAGAGCGTATG